TTAGTTTTGTGAAAGGTGCTCCTTCAACATATCCTGTTCGCCTATTAGATCGTTTAGGACAAAATTCCTGTCCTCTAACGTAAGGGTGGCGTTGCTGTAGTAGTTTAGTAGTATCTTCATACTCTCTTCTGAGAGATGACTCAAGTTCCCATGCAGCTCTTTCGTTAAAATACCATCCATGTTGTTCCTGTTGTGTAAGAATTTGTGCTACCTGATGCTCTAACTGGAGCCAAGCAGGTAAGGGCGGAAGTGTTCGCATAACTTCTCTGTAACTTTAACATCTTGTACGCAGTAATCTTGCATCTCTTGCGACCACTCTTTCCAGTCTGTGTCTTTACCGTAGTCTCCTTTACGGAGTCCTAATCGATAACCATAGGCTTCAAGAGAATGAGATCCATATAATTTAGTAGGCATATTTTCCCACTCACGTTTCTTATCTATATCGAGTAGATTAGGATGATATAACCTAGATAACAAAAGAGTATCAACAATGACAGGAGGATAAGTGAAATAACGATAGAGCTTTTTAATAAGAGGTAAGTCAAACCCAATAATATTGTGGCCGACAACAGTATCCGCCACTTCAATGTGGGATATCGCTGTCGTGATTGAATGATTACCCATCGGTAATGACTTAGGATCATCGGAATACTTCTCATCATTAAATGCTTCTATACCGTTATACTCATCACTACACCATTTAAGAACTATACAGTGTATCCGTGATGCATTTTTAAGTAACCCGTTGCTTTCCAGATCTAGTATCAGTGTCCCTGCACCATCGGTAGGTTTTGTCAACGAATTTAGCTCTTTCAATTGCTTCTCTGGTAGGTGGGTTAGGTCTATTTAATTGTAAATATTGATCTCCGTAATATTCTACTAGTGCTACCTTAGTATAATCATACCAAGGGTGTACATATTCACTACCTTCAAAAATCCGTGGTTGGGTTGAATTCGGGCGTGGACGTAATTTCATCTTCTTTAAATCTGCAAGTGGATAAATCGTAATTCAATTGACAGGCTACTCCAACTTCGCCAGAATAGCGATTTTTAAGGACTCTAACAGTCGTAAGTTTTCTATCAGTGTCGGCCTGTTGATCGACTTCGAGGGCAACGACAGAATCTGATATTTGAGCAATGCTGTGAGATCCTCTAAGTGAGGACAAACTAACTCTTCCTCCTTCTTCGTGCGAAGACCGATCATTTGAACTTCTCCTTAAATGTGATACTAAAAATAAAGATATACCTGTTCTCTCTACTAATGATCTCAACTTTGTCATAGTGGTATCTATCATGCGTCGTTCATCTCCATCTAATCCACTCAGTAATATACTAAGGTGATCTAGGAATATAATACGACACTCCAATCCACTGGCAAGGTATTCGATCCTATTGTAAATAACGTCTGGGTCAAAAGAACCAAAGCCATCAAACAGGTAAAGATTCCAATTATTAATGGAATTATGAAAAGCTGTTTTGAGTTCTTGTTCGTCATGTTCTCCTATGGCTAAATTCTTGCCAACTGCTGTGGACATCAATCCAAGAGCTGTTCTTCTATTACTTGCTTCAAGTTCCAAGATCCCAACCGATTCGCCTTTGCACAACAAGTCAGTTGCAATGTGACGCATGATTGAGGTTTTTCCTGAGCCAGAGCCAGCAGTAAAGGTGACAAGTTCGCCATACCTGATCCCGTGTAACTTCTTGTTAAGTCCTTCGAATGGGTATTCATGGTCAAATGGTGCTTGTGGTGTGGTAACTAATTCTAATAGGGATTTACCATCTATTATCCCATCTGGTCTATACGGTTTTGCATCCCATATAGCTTTTCTAATCGCTTCTGAGTCGTTAGCTTGTAACGCTTCTGATGGATCTTTATATGTCTCCATACGGGCGATTTTAACCTTGCCTGGAGGTAAGACCCCTGCAGCTTCTTCTGCTGCTTTTCTACCTGGTTCATCACTATCAAAAAATAATATTATTTCATCATATCCTTGGAACAAAGGTATTTGTTTTTGGATATCTTTCTTTGCTGATGCTGCTCCATGTGGTAATGAGACCATAGGCCATCCAGACATAGCCTCCCAGCATGATGCTGCATCTAGTTCACCCTCAGTAACAACAATACGACGCCCACTTGTAGGGAATAGATGCTGACCAAATAGGGTATCAGTGGAAACTCCTTCATAAGTAAATATTTTTCTCTTATTTTTTATTTTGATTCCAGCAAGTACTCCATCGCTTGTAAAGTATGGAAAGCGTAGAGTATCTCCGTCTCTGAAAATTTTGAACTTTTCGCAAGTTCTGCAAGAAAGTCCTCTTCTTCTGAGTTCTTGTGCGTATCCTTTAAGTTCGACATTGCTTGTCATTTTCCTTGTTGACTGTGAATTAAGATTTATACCCTCTGCGGGTGTGTAAGTTTGGCATGAGAAACAGAAATAGTGGCCATCTGAATATAATGAATTAGCATCAGATGAGCCACAATTATTGCAAGGCTCATGTCTTACAAATTCTGCATCGGTCATATTAACCAATCGAGTGGAATGTCATGGAAATGTGTCCATGGTATTTTGTGGCGTTCACACCACTGGGCGTAAGTTGTTTTTGATTTCTTACTTATCGTGTTATAAGGTGATTGAAATACCATCCTAATATCTATATCGGGATTGTCCTTCTTAACTGCAAGGATTTTCCTCCTGTCTGCTGCATCCCAGTATCCTTTTGCTTCGAGGTAGACGTAATTTGGGAGACAGAAATCAGGACTATAATTATGCTGGATGGTATAAGGAATCTTAGTAGATTCGTATTCATAAGATACTCCAAGCCCTTCAAGTAGATCAGCGATCCTCTCTTCGAGCTTGGATCTGAATTTTATAGGTTTACTGTGACGCTCTTTCAGCTTATCATAAGCCTTTTGAGCCCAAGCTTTATGGTCATCCTTAGAAATCTTCTTCTTCGACATTATCGGTGGGTTCTGAAGCAGAAGCCTTATATCCACTTGTTTTACCAAATAGATCAGCTACCTGCGTTTCATTTAAGTCACCTGAATCAGTACCAGCTGCTTGAGCATTTAACTCGACAACTTGTACACCAACCAACTTAAGAGAACTGCCGTAGGTAACCCCATCCCGTAGAATATAAGGCTTTTGATAGAAACCCAATTTAACAGTAGATCCGCCATATAAAGGTGTCTTAGTATCTGTAACAGGTGAGCCTTCTGTATCAACTACAGGAGGTCTTTTATCTTCACCCCATGAGAACTTAAGTTTATATTTACCCTCTGCAACTTCCTCCCATGGAGTAGGTTTTAGAGTAGCTCTCTTAGGATTCTTGAGCTTGGATTCAGCCCATTTAAGGACATCATTCCTCTCAGTTTCTAGCTCGTCAACTACTGATGAGTCAACTACAGCCGATAGAGAATAACCAAACTTACCAGGTTCTAGTATAGCTTGGAAGCCCTCTAGTTTAACATTTTCAGTTATATGTACGTTTTTATTAGACATCGCAGGTAGCCTCATCTAACTTGTCAAGGTCTTTACCTGGTTTCTCAGCAGGTGCCAATTCCTTAGCTAGGGTTTGGCGATATTCTCTGAGTTCAGTAAGTCTGTCATCGACAGCCTTTAATCGTTGCATCTTTGCCTCCCTTTCAGCAGCTTGTAATCTCTCTTCAGAGACAACTACTATCCTAGTTGGAGTAAAGAAACTATCAAAAAATGATGAATACATTTAACAAAAGAAATAAGTTGAGTCAATCACGGTTTCTGGTTGTAAGTCCCCGATGATCGGTGGTTTAGATTCTGCACCAATTTGATGTGCAAATTCTGTTAGATAGTCATGTTCTGCAAAGAGAAGCATGTAGGTCTCTCTTATTATAGCAGATAATTCATCCATGTCAACCGCTCGTGTGAGAACGCTGTCATGAATTAAAGCGAGTGGATTATTGAAGCGAATTGTAGCTAAATGTAGCAGTGAGGCATCGAGACTGTGAATAAGATTAGGTGCAGTTGCAGCCTTATGTCTATTTACATCAACCTCTTTACCATCTTCTGTAGCTACTGATAGAACACATCGACCTAATAATTGTAGATCAAATCTCTCTACCTTCTTCTTCATTATACGTTGGGATACAACAAAACCAGAAGGAGTTACCCAGTCTAATTCTTTTATCCCACGTTTCATCGCTTTAGATACTTCAGTTTCTATCCATTTCATTACTTTCATAGGGCCAGGGACAACTTTTTGCATAGCGTCCCTGACAGCCTGTACGGTAACGGTAAGATCTTCCTTGTCGATCTCAATTCCTTTCTCTCTCAAAGCGTCACGAATGTACGATCTATTTGAGAAAGGTTTAGCATTGTAGGGTATTGTCATGACGGTTCTTTTGACCGTCTTCCTATCCATTACTTTCTGTATGTGTATAGGACAATTAGGTTTGGCAACATCCGCTACAACCTTATATGCGTCTTGTGGCCTGTCAGAAGGCAGCACATTGACGAGTTGTGCTGTCTTGCGGTCTCTCGCAAGTCCTGCGAGGATCTGCAAGCCACTACATGTTGCATCCGTGGCAACACATAAGCCAGTCGTGTTTCTGGTACGTTTAGTTACTACCGCATAGTACTCCTCACAACTAGCAAGGAATTGCCACGGCTCGTCCGCTGCCTCCCAGTCACCTAGATTACTAATAGGATCAGTGGCTACTCTGGTAATCAACGGAATGTTATCATTCGTCCATTCTAGCCGTTCAGACATAGTAGCTTTATCTAATCCATATGTAGTAGCACATTGAAATGCTAACCACTTATCCCCTTCCTCTGTGATATATGATTCATCAGAAAATCTTATGAGTGACTTCCCAAAATCAGTATCTTGTGGTGTAAGAAATGCGGGTATAGGATAAGCCCTACCTCTATAATCAAAAGACCAAGGTATATAAAACCTCTCACGATCTTTAAACCTCTGAACTGCTTCCATAGTCATGCGTGTGCGGCAGGATCTCTTGAACTCTGCAGCTCTCTTATTCATTACTTCTGCAGCGGCTCTACGATACGCTTTCCTAGAGTCCTTGTTATCTGCTATATCAACAGGTTTTGGTGGTAGATCATAATGAATAATCGGGAGGAACTTACCAACACTAATGCCAGCGTGTTGCAATTGCTCTGCAACTCTGACTGTGAAAGGATTTAATTTATATCCAACCTTCTGTATCTTATTAAGAAAGGCTATCGGTGTTTCTCCCTGTATACGTGTGGGATCGCCCCTACGCACTAAATCATGGCCATGCATCACTTCATTTAGTATATATCCACCTGCACATTCATTCGTCCAATCCTTTGGCTCAACTAACATTGGCCATGCTAACGGACAGAATAATTCAGCAGTAGACATTACCTCATCTTTGATGTCCATAAACTCAGGAGTAGGTGATATATAGATGATAGTCTTACGTCCTTCTCGTATACGTTGTTTATAAAACCAACCGCTTGGTTCCATAATACAATCTAATAACCATGCACCTAACTTAGTCCTTATACTTCTACTCCATGGTACCCATTGTTTTATATTGTACCTATTCATTAGTGTTCTAATAACAACTAACTTCTGATGAGTACCTACAGCACGATGCCAGTAGTTCTTCTTTAAAACATTTAGTAATCCTGGAGCATTAGATTCATAGTGTCTCATCTGACACTCATCTTCTATAGCTTGACCAATAGATGCACATATATTAGTAGCTAAGTTACTGCCGTCTTTGAAACTAAATACCTTATCAAAGGTAATCTTACATGCAATAGCAGCAGCAGCTAATGGTTCAAGAGTATTGATATACTGGTATATATCTTTGAAAGCTACACCAAACTTACCTTCATGTATCTTCCTATTAGTTTTCTCTATTCTTTGTACTACCAAAGGTAAGAGTGTATCAATAGAACTGATACCATATATAGTAGCTGATGCATACTCTTGATCTTCTAATTTAATAGTTTGATCTCTAAGTCTTTTAAGTCCTTGACGTATTTGATCACGTTCAAGAGCAACTTGTTCATCAATCTGTTCGGGTGTCGGCATAATCTCTAAGCTCATCGTAGATTTGATCTGTTAATAGAGATTCTAATTCCTTTCTGTCATAAGCAGGACGATGTATTCGTATAGCTTTAAGTGCTTCCTGCTCGTAATCGTATATTTCTTTAAGAGAACGGGTCATAGTTGTCTTCATAATTGTCTATAATTTTAGGAGTCATATGATGTATCTGATTCTCATCACATACTATAAACTCTGATTCCCCAATATCCATTATCTCTATACATTTATTCTTAGCAGCCCACGGTCTTTGATATACATATTCAGATACTTTACCAGTCTTTAAGTTGTGTTCACGTATAATACATGCTATTGAAGACGGTATTTCATATCCTCCTATTTTCCAGTCCATGAACTCATCAAATGGTATAGGATAAAAGAAATTAGATGGTGCATCTTTAAATGCTTTCCAGTTATTTGGGTAGTACGGTTTCTTTTTCTTTTTAGCCATCAATTCGTACCACATCTTCTAGATAATCATCCATAAATGCTGCCTCTTCATAAGCCTCGTAAGCTAGATCGACAACGTCTTCTGGATCTGTATCAAGGTAGTTTGATTCCATAACGAAATCTCTACCACTTTCTAATTTAACAAGATACTTAGGCATTTAGTTTCCTCTTAAGTTGTTTAAGTCGTTTCCTTGCTTGCCGTATTGCTTGCGGCTTTTTTCGCCCTTTGTCTTTTCGCTGGACGTCCCCGTTTTTGAACGGGAGTACTCTCTGACTGTTCATACTCAGCTTTTAACTCCTCTTTTAATTGTTCATATTGTGGAGTTAAGTTTTTAGCATCCTCCATTTTACCATAGTTAGATAACCATGATAGCACAGCATTGTACAGTAAGTACTCTCTACTCTTTGTCATTTGAAATACTTCTCAATAACTTCAATTTGGTCGTGATACCTGGCCATCTTATCTAATTCTATACCTATTGCATCTGTGATATCAGAATGTTCACCAATACCAACAGGATGCTCTAGATATACTAGCACGTTAGCCTTATGTTTGGCAACCTCTCCGTGAGCATGTGCTAACAAAGCTTTAATTAATTCAGTCTTCATCGATTACACCTCCATGATGTTCATTGTTAGTAGGACGATCGTCTATCTCCTTAACTTCAATACCAATGGTATTCATAACATCCTTCAGTTTCTTAGTAATAAACCATATAATATCTTTAGGACTCTGTATTGAGAGAACCGTGACTGTGATTTGATACTTCTTTGTTTTCATGCTATCTCACATTCTTTAGTAACATAATTCATTGGATTACTAACTAGTAAACCAACTGCATCCTGTTCAAATATATTGATATATGCTTGACATACATCTTGTACTTTCTCAGGATATTTTGTAGTAACAGTAACTAATTTACTGTCCTCTGGTGTACCTTTCCATGCACCTTGTACGTCCTGTACTGTATAACCAGCAAAAGACATACCTAATACATCTCTAAACTGTTCCCAGTTTGCGTCCGTGACATATCCTTGAGGAGTGTTACGTCCGAAGTACATTTGATAAGTCTTTTTCATAGTTTAAAGTAATAAACAATAGGGGTTGTGAATCCCTCAGAAAATGTAGAGGACTTACATAAGTAATCATATAAGAAGCCAAGCATTTGCTATTCATATTCAAAATGATTGAACCCTTAATGCCTCAACATTTAGCGAGAGAATCTATTATAGAGCTTCTTAACGAATAACTCTAAGTATAAGAAAGGTAAGAGACCTAATTCAAATAGTGTTAACTCTTTAAGATTACGTCTTTGTTCAGTAATAACAACTGGCAACTGTTTAGTTGATGTTGGTGATACTTTCTCTTCTTTCTTAACTTCATATGATTCTGTAGTCATAGTCTTTGGTTTTCTGCGTCTAGCAGCTCTAGGTTTCTTTGTACTTGCTGTCATGATCTAGCCTTCTTTGTATATCTAGATCCACGGTAGCATAGTCTAACTTCAGCGTCTTTGAGTTGGTTCTCAATTAACTGTGTTTTTAATTTGAAATCAGTCATTGTAATTAATAACAACGTGAGTGATTGACTGTGAAGAATCAATCAGTAAACCCAATATTACTTGGGCTTAGAGATTGAATCAAGCATAAGTTTGAGTACGGATATCATCAGCTATTATATTAGCTTTAGTATCATCCGTCTCTTCAAGATAACTGATAATATACTCAACCTGATTTAATGTTAGGTAAAGTTCTATCATACTATCTTGTTCATGCAAGTACGTCTTGATTAATGACATCTTCTAATTCCTCTTTGTTTAGTTCTAATCTAAAACGATTCATTACACCAGTCTCAAGACCACTAATTACTAGTCTTTCGGTATTACGTCCATGACTACATATCATTATGCAATCATGGTCTTTGTTATAATGAATACAAGGATCATCCATGTAATACTCATGTGTTGTATCAAACTGCACTTGAGTACCTCGCACATAATGCTGTGAATGCGTCCTGGTTAATTAGAACATCACTTGGTAGTGAATTGTATACATCGTCATTGGTGAAGATATACTTGAGTAGTAAGCCTAACTGAGCATTCTCAGCCTTAGTTATGCCAACTACTCCAATCCTTTTCTTTGTCATAGTAATTGCTGAGTAGATTTAATAAAAGCCAGACGCCGATGGTTAAATTAATAACTTCGTATATTCTGGCTAACGGTCTCACCGAGGATCGAACTCGAAACTTAGCCGTGACAAGGCTATGTTATAACCATTTAACTATGAGACCAGTAAAGCCTAGTGTCTTAGGCATAGACTTCATGAGATTCAGTAACTTCAAAGGCTATCATCTCTATGAAACACCATGTTACATTATTCTTATATAATGTCAAGTCTGCGTCCGCATCTTTGAACATATCAACTAAGAATTCAGTATCATATGCATCTCTGATGTAGTCAACAACTTCCTCTTCATAAGTTTCAAAGAAGCCGACGGTGTCACCATAATATATGTGTTTGCGGCACACACCAGATTGACAACCATGATTAGCAATTTCTTTGAAGTCTTCGAGCGTGTAACTCTCTTTAATCTTAGTAATTGCATCCATTCTATGTCTTTGATAAGTGAATAGTAAAGAGTCAATGGATCTTGTCGTTATCATGACACGCCAGTAATATGTAGGCTCCGATAATAACTTTCAAATGCCACTCCTAACGCTGGTACAACTTAGACAGCAGTAGATTCTCACTTTATTAAACCTCTCGTTAATGTGATCTTCAAGATTTCATTGGTCAGCGATTAACAAGCAGTAAGCTCTCATCTAGTGAATAAGGATTTCAACTGAACTTAGGATGATTGACCCTTGTGAACTCATTATAGCCTCTCTTGATGACCTTGGCAACCTTTGTTAGGAAACCCAGACTTCTCGTTTGAGACTTAACTGAGTATCGAGTTCAGATCTTTTCTCTTTCCCTCGATGTCTCTATTATAACCATAGAATCCTGAGACTGTCATGAGATTTCAGCATTCCCACATGAGACTGTTGAGATCTGTATATTACTGTACTATCTATTCTTATTACTTATTGTGACTGTGAATTACTATTAATCTAAATATGACTGTGAATAATAACTATTAATCTAAATCGCAAACAGATCGCTACAAATTAATTAGTACGGTAAATTGCAGTCTTTTGTTATTTATTATCAGAATTTAATCATATTATAGCGTCTTTCGAAGCTTCAAGATTCGGAAATGCCGCTCCCCTTGGGGGGTTTGGCGTCTTTCCTGTGTCGAGAAGAGGCTTCAGACATTTTTGTTATTTTTTTACGGTACTTATGCAGTATTTTCTGAGCTTGTTCTCTAGAGGAGCATTCTTGCGCTTTAGAGTTAAGTTTAATTAGTTTTCTGGTTAGCTTGTTCAAGTATAATGTATTCTAGGTTATTAGATAAGCGATTATAGGTATTTACTACGGATATTTGACCAATTACCACTGCTATAGTAGCTATAGACCAGAATATGTAATAATAACGCTGTTTATGTTGTTTAGGGGCTTGTTTTTTAGACATGGGTAGTTTAATAGTGGTGTTTAAGGAATATCAAATGATGATATTAAGTAAGAGGGAATGGTTGGTCGTGAGAACAACAAATTCCCTCTAAGGGGTCGGGTCCACCCTTCCCTTCCCCTGTATACGTGTGGGACCGCTCAAACCCAGGTGGGGACTGGTTTTCCAGATTCAATTCCTCTTGCCTTATCACGTTGTTCTTTATTCATACCTAAGACCAAATGATTAGCAGAGTTATGAGGACTTTCAAGGAAGTCAATCATCATAGAATTCCATTCATCTTGTTTACGAAGTTTAATTGCTTCATTAGCAGAGATAGAGAGAGCGTCTGTATAGTACTTAACGCCTTGAGCAAGAGCATCCAGGCGGTCATCATGTTTAACAGCACCTTTTTCTCTACACATACGACTCATTTGATAGAAGAGCATATATTGGAGACGTTCTTCAGGAGCAGCATCTGCATTAGATTTATAATCCCATTCTATAACCGATTTATTAACCACAAGTCTATGCTGATTAAGCACAGGTTCAAGAGAATCAATGATACGGTCTTCTTTTCTAACATTAGCACGTACCTCTTCTACATCAATTGCTTGATTATTATTTTGTAAATGTTTTTTAAATAGTTCAGATACCATACCATCACCAAAGTTTGTCTCTATGACAAGTTTGGTAACACCGTACTTCTTGCATCCTTTAAGGATGTCTAAGAGAGTGCGGTCTGAGTATCCATCTCTATAAGCTCGCACTTCATGGAGATATAGGAACCCATTCTTTTGGGATATATAACAGGCAGCTGTTTCATCTGTTCCTCTTCCAGAGGGATCCACGCTGCAAATTGTTTCGGTGTAAGGTGTCCATTCTCCTTGTAACTGCATAGGAGAGTAAAAGTAATCTCCTGGGAGTCCGACTGTCGGGAGTTCTTTGATGACGTTCTTTGGGTCGGAGCACCATATGCAGTTGTCGCAAGCCTCAGAAGGGTTAACACTAGTGACGACCAAATCAGCCATCTTAAGAGGGAACTTTTCTGCATCTGATAGTGATGTGTCTAATTGGAATTGAAGCATGTAGTTAGAACGACCCATAGATGCTTCACGTTCTATTAGGTCGTCATTATCGAATCTGTCAGGATCTGTTACTGACCATTCTTCAATACCACCATCAATATCTTCAACTATTTGAGGTGCGAGGAGTCCTTCATATTGAGAGAGTTTGTCTTTTCTAGGGTATCTACTCGGCCAAACGAAGGGACGATACGCACGCTCTGCCAGCTTACGATAAACAGTAAAAGTAGTCTGAGGAGTCCCGAGATACATAATACGGCTATCGCTTTTCGGCGTGAGGATGGATTCAGCTTCAGTACAGAGTTGTAAAAGTTTTTCACGCATTAATTCCGTCATGGAGTTTCCAGGAACTTCTATATCGTCCAAAATCATTAAATCGGCTCTGCTTCCTGTTAGCTGTCCAGTGATGCC